AACAAACAGTATAAAAGAACAAAGAATAAACAAGTATAGAGACGCAATTTTAAACAAATAAAAATAAAAAACGATGGCATTTGACGTATCAACCTTAGCCGCTTATACCGAGCAAAACGAAGCCTTACTGGTAACGGATTCAGTTTTAGGCGCAAAAACTGCCGCTTTAATTAAGAGCGCAGGAAACGTAATGATTGGCGTGAAAAGCGCGGAGACAATCAATATAATGGACACAGACGCAATATTCCAAGCTGGTGGTAGCTGCGGATTTACTGCTTCAGGTTCAACAACTTTCACTCAGAGAACTGTGACAGTTGGTAAGATAAAAGTAAATGAGGCACTTTGTCCAAAAGACTTAGAATCTAAGTATTTACAGAAGGCATTGCCTACTGGTTCAATGTATGATTCTATTCCATTTGAGCAAGAGTTTGCTGATAAGAAAGCAAAGACAATCGCTTCTCAGTTGGAAACTGCATTATGGCAGGGAGATACTGATTCAGTGAACGTAAACCTTAACAAGTTTGATGGGTTAGTTAAATTGATCGGTGCTGCATCTGGGCCGGTAGCTGCAAACTCTGCAACTTATATTGCAACTGCGCCAATTAGTGCTGCAACTGGAATCATTGCTACAAACGTAGTTTCAATATTTGATGGTGTTTACAAGGCAATTCCTGCTCAGGTAGTAGCTGCCGATGACATGACAATATTCTGCGGTCAAGATGTTTTTAGGACGTACACAATAGCGTTGAAAAATGCTAACATGTTTAACTATTCTTTTGATGGAAAGGCTGATTCTGAATTTGTATTGCCAGGAACTCCGATCAAGGTTATTGCTTTGGCAGGATTGAACGGAACGAATAAGATTTATGCTTTGAGACTTAGCAACTTGTTCTTAGGAACGGACTTGCTAAACGAAGAAGATAAGTTTGAAATCTTCTACGCAAAAGAAGCAGATCAGGTTCGTTTTGTATCTGAGTTCAAAATGGGTACAAACGTAGCTTTCCCAGATGAGATCGTAAAGTTCATTTTATCATAATTAACGAGGGTGTAAAAACCCTCTAATTTTTTAAATTTAAATTTCAATATTATGCCATGCGCATTAACACAAGGATATAGCTTAGATTGTAGAGATAGCTTAGGCGGTATTGTCGAAGTATATTTCACAGAAGCCGCAAACGTAACAACAACAACCGAAGCGAGTGGTGTAATAACTGCTTTGACTAAGGCTGCTGGTAAGCGTTTTTGGAAGTATGCTTTAGTGAAAGACACTTCAATGTTTAACCAGACAATGACTGCTTCTGTTGCAAACGGAACTGTTTTCTATGGTCAAGAATTGCAGATCATTTTAAATAAGCTACAAACGAATACAAGGAATGAGTTGCTTTTATTAGCGCAAAATTCTTTGGTCGCGGTTGCAAAAGATAGCAACGGAATATATTGGTACTTAGGTAAAACCAGAGGTATTGATATGACTGCAAATGCAGCTTCAACCGGAACTGCACAAGGAGATAGAAGCGGATTTACTTTGACTTTTACTGGTTCTGAACCAGCATTAGCACCAAGCGTAACTTCAACTGTTTACAATGCTTTAGAAACTCCAGGAGTATAATTTTTCATAGTAGGTTTAGGTGAGCCGCTGATCGTAATGGTCAGCGGTTTTTTTATTTTGTAAAATTTACATCACTTTGCTATTTAGTGTTATATGATCAGGTTAACCAAAGGACAAACACATTTAGTCATATTGACATTAACTGAAAAACAGTTATTGACTAACCCGAATTACTTATTTGTGTTCACAAATAGAAGCGCAAATACAGAGATTAAATTTGTGAGGTTAAACAATACCGATTTAAGCGTTTACAAGGATCGGTACAATGAGTTTAGCTTTGTTACAAATACTAATTTTGCGAATGCTTTAAATGGTCAATATGATTATCAAATTTATGAGCAAGCAAGCACAAGCAACCTAAACCCTGCCGGATTAAATATGCTTGAATCAGGGATTATGGAATTAGTCGGAACTGCTTTTGAGTTCACAGAATATACAACAACAGATACTTACAAAATCAGACAATAAATGGATCTAAGAGTAGTCACATTTGCGGAGGCAAGGCAACCAGAATTTAAAGAAAAGAAAGGCGAAGGTTATATTCAATACGGAGATCGTAACGATTACCCGAATTATTTAGTTGACCTTTTCAATAAGTCTGCCAAGCATAATGCTATCATAAAAAGCAAGGTGCATTATATTTCAGCAAATGGCTGGAAAGGTAGCGAAGCAGCAGAGCCATTTATTGAGAAAGTCAATCGGATGGAAAGCCTTAATGATTTAACCCGAAAGGTTTCTTTGGATGCGGAATTATTCGGCGGTTATTATTTAGAAATTATCTTTTCAGCTACCGGGCAGTTATCAGAGATTTGGCATTGCGATTATACCAAAATCAGAACTAACAAGGACAATACACAATTCTGGTACAAAGAGGAATGGACTGATCGTCTTGAAAAGCCGCAAGTTTATCCAGCATTTAATCCAGCTATTCCAAAAGGAAAACAAATCCTTTATGTCAAGGAATATCGCCCAAACATGGGTTTTTATTCATTGCCGGGTTACTTCGGTGCGCTTAATTATATTGAATCAGACATTGAAATCTCTAAGCACGTTTTGGGAAATGCTCAGACTGGATTCTCTGCAAGTAAACTAATTACTTTACCAAACGGAGAGCCTTCAGATGAGGAAAAGCGTAACATTGAAAAAAGGTTCACAAACAGATTTTCGGGATCTGATGGTAAGAAATTCATTTTAGCGTTCGTAAACGATAGCGCAAGAAAGCCAATCGTTGATGATCTTGGGACTTCGGATATTACTAAGGAAGATTTCGGCAGAGTAGATTCATTGATTCAAACTAATATTTTCAGCGGTCATCAGATCACAACTCCTTCCATTTTTGGTATTGCCGAGGCTGGGAAGTTGGGTTCACGTTCAGAGATGCGAGATGGCTACGAGATTTTTAAAAATACTTATGTAAATAGTAAGCAGATGCACTTAGAAAGTGTTTTCAATATGCTATTTAAATATCGTGGCATTGAAGAACCTGATTTAAGCATCATCCCGACTGAACCGATCGGTTTTGACTTCAGCGAAAATTTACTTAAAGACATTGCACCTAAAGAATGGTTATTAGAAAAGGCTGGAATTGATATTTCAAAGTATGAGCCAGTAGTGCAACCAGCGCAATTTTCAGACGATTTCAGCGCATTTTTTGAGTTTGGCGAAGCAAAGGAAGGTTTCAATATTTGGAAGCAAAAGGAAAGGTTTGACGATGATTCAGAGAATCAAATGTTTGCAGAAGTAAATCAGTTACAAGCGAATGTTTTGGACTTAATGTCTAAAGATAAGCGCATTACTCCAGAGGTATTAGCAACAACCTTAGATCAAAGCGTTGATACGATTAATTTGGTGATTAAATCGCTTGTTGATAACGGATACGTGCAAGTGAATGAGTATGTTATCGGAGAGGGCATTGATCAAAACACGATCACAGAGCATATATTAACAGAGCCGCTGGCAGATATTTTGATGAAGGTCAAGCCGCAAACAAAAGAGATTTTAATAAGATATTCTTACGAATGGAAAAAAGGATTTAATAACCGGGATAAGAAAACAAGCAGGCCGTTTTGTGTGGCTTTGTTGGAAGCCGATAAGATGTATTCACGTTCAGAGATTGAAAGCCTAAGCGCAAGATTAGGGTATTCTGTATGGGATCGTCGGGGCGGTTGGTATACAGAACCAGGAACCGAGAAGCACAGTCCAAGTTGCAGACATCAATGGGTATCTAATATAGTAACAAGAAGATGAGCAAGAATACATTATTTATTTCCGTTCAATCAATCAAAGATAGAACTGGGTTACATGCAAACGTAGACGAGAAATTGGTACTGCCTGAGATTAAGACTGCTCAGGACATGTATATTCTCCCGGCGTTGGGTTCGGCTTTATACAACGAATTACAAACTGCGGTCGAGGCAGCTACTTATACGCAGCTTCAAACAACTTTACTGGATGACTACATAGTTGATTGTCTTATTTACTTTGTGATGTCTGAATTGCCGCAGGGTTTATCATTTCAGTTTTACAATAAAGGACTTTTACGCAAGACTGGCGAAAATCAGGAATCTCCTTCAATGCAAGACATGATTGATGTTGCAAATAGATATAAAGCAAGGGCGGAATTTTATAAGCAAAGATTGATTAAATACCTAAAGCAGAATAATGCTTTGTATCCTAATTATCTAAATTTTGGTTCAGGAATTGATTCAATCAAACCTGATAATGAAGGTTATACAGTCAGCATGTATCTGGGAGATGCTTGCTGCAATGATGACTATACGGACGATCATAAACGGCGCAAAACTTTTTCAGAAAAATATCAGGGAAATATAGGATGTTGTTAAATGAGCAAGGAAGTAAATTTCAAAAATCAAAATAAGCTAAAAGTTTATTTAGAAAAATCTAAAAAAAATGACGTTAAATCAGATAGTAAAAGAGTTAACCAAACTGGGAAACGATCACGAACAAATTAATTTTGTTTATTTCGGTGATGTATGGGAGAGGTTGAGCAATGGTGAGGTCACTTACCCGGCTATGTT